TTGACAGAATACAAAAATTGTTACCAGAGGTGTGGGAAACCTTACACTACAACTGGACTTTAGCATTTGGTGGTGGTTTAACTCTAGAAGAGTTTAACAAAAGCTTAGAAGAAAATAACATAATATCCAAAAGAACAATGGAAACTGCTTACGATGTTGATTTTATAATAAATAATATAAAACTAACAATCGGAAGTCAGTAATGATTACAGTTACAGAAAAGGCAATGGAAAAGATTAATGCTCTCTTACAAGAAGAGGGCAATCCAGATTTTAAAGTTAGAGCATTTGTCACTGGTGGCGGATGTTCTGGTTTTAATTACGGATTCACTTTTGAAGAAAATAAAGATGAAGACGATTTTGAGGTTGGCGGAATTATTGTAGATTCAATGAGCATGCAGTATTTACAGGGAGCTATTATTGACTGGGAAGATAGTGTCATGAGTAGCCAATTTGTAATTAGGAACCCAAACGCTACAGCCACATGTGGTTGTGGTAAAAGCTTTGCAGTTTGACGCTCCCTTAGTTAAACGGTATAACAGTTGATTTGTAATCATCTATTGGCAGTTCGATTCTGTCAGGGAGCACCAACAAAGGAGAATGTATGAGAACAATATTATTTGCTTTTCTTATATCTCTTGTTGGGTTAAGTTATGCAAACAGAGAATATTTGGCTGATCCTGTTTTGCAAGTTAATGCAGAACGAGATAAATTAAAATTTGACCCAACTGAGATTCATAAAGTAAGAGGCACAAATAAAATAGAAGCATATTGGGATATCTACGGCGATTATCCTTCTAAAGCTAAAGTATATATGCGAAGGATGAAGTTTTTTGTAGACTGCCATCCAGAAAACTTTCCAGACACAGATAAAGCACGAGTAACATTAAGCACTGTTGCTCTGGGAACAATAGATAATCATATGATAAAGATTATTCTTATTCCTCCAGGAGCCGAAGAATGGATGTTCTGGGATGAAGTTTCATTTATTACACCAGAGCATATTACTAAGATATGCACCTATAAGGGAGAATAATATGCGGTACTTAGTAATTGCAGTAGTTTGTATAGCGTTGATGATTGCTATGGCTTCTATAACTAATGCAGACGACTCGCCTTACTGCTTGACTAAAGCAAGTCTTGCTAAAGATGTAGTATCTAGTATTAATGATGGACTAAATCCGCAAAATATTAATTTTGCCTTTCCTAATGTTCAATCTGAAGAAGAAGCCGAAATTGCAGTAGCTTGGGCTCAAGAAATTATGCGTGAAGTGTTACTAATTATGAAGGAAGAGAAAGATCCAGTAAAGGTATATAATTTAATAAAGGATAGTTGTATAAATCCTTCTGATAAACAAATATAAGGAGATACTCTTGGCAGCACCAAAAACGAAAAAGACTACAGTAAATGCAAGAATTCATCAGCCTGTTCACAAAAGAACTTCTATTGGTGGACCAAGACCTAAAACCAGTTCCATGAATAAGTCTAAAAAAAGAAGCTATAAAAAGTACCGTGGGCAGGGAAAATAAGCTTTACTTTAATTCAAAAAAGTAGTATAATTTATACTAATTTGGGGTAAAACCTAAATAATAAACTGCTCTGATAAAAAGGAGCATTTAAGGAGTTTTGTAAATTGTACTTGTCAACAGAAACAATTTGCATTTTTCAACTAAAAAGGAGATCCACATGAAATTGGATTGGAATCTTGCGGCACATGTTGCTGTCGTTATGGTTGTAGTAAACCTAGTAGGTAATGCGACAGGTTGGTGGTAATCCACAAACCACGTTAAACTTTGATTTGACGTAGGTCTTGCCAGTTCTTCCTTAAAGAACTGGCATTTTGATTATGAAAGCGATACCAATAGGCTAATATCTTAGACATGGATCAACTTCCAAAAAACAGGGGCAAGGGTAATGTCCTGTGTAATGGACCACGGTGGAAACACTATAAGCCAAATGGTCTCTATACTATGGGATGTAACTTTCCTCCAGTGCCAGTAGACGCAACGTCTATAATTGATAGAGATGTAATTAGAGTATGGGCAACTGACAACGTAAAGATGCTGACTAATAAAGTGGTTCTAAACAAAGCCAGCTCAGAAACTATAAAAGAACACAGAAGATTTTTTTCTCTAGAACAAAATACTATAAAAGTTTTGGGGACAGTAAATGTATTAAGAAATTATTATAGTTCTGGTCATTGGGCAGCATATGCTATGATTCGTTTAGGATTTACAGAATTAGATATTTACGGTTGTGATTCTTATTTTGATGTGGACATTGGTAGTTATACAGATAATTTTGTAGAAAAAGGTAAACCGAATTATAATCCAAAATTTGTGGGCGAATGGCGCAAATCTTGGAAACGTCTTTCCCAAGAAGAGGGTAAAGGTGTTACGTTTAATTTTATTGACAAAATAGAAGAGGACGGCACAGTTGTTAAAGAAGTTCTGTATGTTGACAGAAAAGCGCAACTGGATCCCTAAGGAGGTATAACATGAAGAACGAAATATTTCTTTCATTTACTTTGCTTACTGCTGTATTTCTTATTGCTTATACAGCATATCCTAAGAATATTTCATCGCCTCAAATCGAGGTAAAAGAATTTCAATCAAGTTTAATCTTACCCAGAGTTAAAAAAGAAATACAATGTCTGGCTGATAATATGTATTTTGAAGCTGTTGGTGAACCATACATCGGACAAAAAGCTGTTGCTCTGGTGACCTTAAATAGAGTTAAGAGTCCTAGATTTCCTGACAGTATTTGCGGTGTAGTAAAACAAGGAATTGTCTCTAAGTGGCATACAGAAAACACAGGCAAGATAGTACCGATTAAACACAAGTGTCAGTTTTCTTGGTGGTGTGATGGTAAGCCAGATGTAGTTTATGACAGGAAAGCTTATGAATCGATTTATAAGATGGCAAAACAAATTGCTCTAAATTCAGAATTGAATTATGATATAACTGGTGGAGCACTTTGGTACCATGCTGATTACGTTGCACCCAGTTGGAGAAAAATGAAAGTTAAAACAGTGAAGATTGGGCAACACATATTTTATAAGGATAAAAATAATGGCACAAAAACTAAACTTTCAAGTAACCGAAGGGCAAAAGATGGCTCATTCGTTCTACTTGCTGATGGACGAAATTAATTATACTTCTGCTAAATCAACAATAGATTGGATATTTGAATCAAATTTTTCAGAAGAAAGACCAGAATTATTAAACCTTATTATTTGCTCTCCTGGAGGAGATTTGAATGCTGCGTTTGCAGTGATAGATGTGATGAGAGGATCAGCAATACCAATTAGAACTTTTGGTATAGGACAAATTGCTTCTGCTGGACTTTTAATTTTTATTGCAGGTGATAAGAAAATGAGAATACTAACTCCCAACACCAGTATTCTTTCTCATCAATATAGCTGGGGAGCCTTTGGTAAAGAACACGAGTTATTTGCTCAGATTAAAGAATATGATTTAACAACCAAAAGAATGATAAACCATTACAGAAAGTGCACTGGATTGCCAGATAAGAAGATTAGAGAGGTATTATTGCCTCCACAGGACACGTGGCTTTCCGCTTTGGAAGCTAAAAAGCTGGGTATCTGCGACTATGTTAAAGATCTCACATAAAATCAAGGACTTATACCCCTTTACTTTAATTCGGCAAAGTGGTATAATATATGGAGTTGCTTATGTCTAACGATTGGCGCAACGGCGGAACTCTTCAGTATGGCGTTTCTGTTTCTTACAAGCGTAAGGAAGAACAGAAATGGCTTTCTAGAGAGTTTTGGGGTGATAATGCAGTAATAGATGCGAAAAACTACTTCGATATTATTTTTGACGAAGCAGAATATCCTTCTTTTACGACTATATGTAGAGGTGATGATGGGAATGATGCCAGCGTGGTTTACAACGACACGGAACAGAAAGCCGAGGAAGCCTAAGTTTCGTACAGCAGAAGCTAAACAGAAATACGAACAGAATCTTAGAAATTGGGAAGAGCTAAAGAAACGCCACGGAGCAGATTCAAAAAAGACTCCAAGCTTTGTACCACTTACAAGCTACAAACTAACACCACCTGTCGGCAGAGAATCAGCAAAGCACTATCCTAGCTGCGGAACTGCAGGCATGGGTGTTGCAACTAAGTCTGAAAACAAAACCTACACAGGAACCAATATCTTAGGAATAGGAACTTTGCATAAGTCTAATGCTGTTCCCATTTTTAACGATACCGAAGCTAAAGATATTGCAAAAATGCGTCGTTAATACTTTATTTTAATTCACTCTTGGAGTATACTATGAATATGGACTTGACAGGTATCGATAAAAAAATTGCTTCAGCGTACAACTATGGTACGAAATCTGAACTCAAAGAACTACGTAATCAACTTGTTAGTTACAAGATGGAACTGGATAAGTTTATGTCAAAATATCTAACTATGTTTGAGCGGAAGATGTCTTATGATGAGTTAGACACTCCAATATGGAACTTGTACCATAAGAAATATGATGAATATACTAAAGTCACAAAGAGTTTAAACACAGCTGAATACTATATTAATAAAAAATAATTGGGAGATATAATGCTTAATCGTGTTCCAAACGTAACTTTTAAAACAAGAGTTCGTGATGAAAGTATTGGCGGAGATAATCCTTATCGTTGGCAGGATATGACCACCGATGATTACTTTGCCAATAAAAAAGTTATTTTGTTTTCGCTTCCAGGAGCTTTCACTCCAACTTGCTCAACTTTTCAGTTACCTAATTTTGAAAAGATGTATGAGGCATTTAGAGGACAAGGAATAGACGACATATACTGCATGTCAGTCAACGATTCGTTTGTTATGAATGCTTGGGCGAAATCTCAAAACTTACAAAACGTAAAGGTAATCCCAGATGGTTCTGGCGAGTTTACTAGACTTATGGGTATGTTAGTTTGTAAGGATAACTTGGGATTTGGTATGAGGTCTTGGCGTTACGCTGTTCTTGTAGATAATAAAGAAATTGTTAAATGGTTTGTTGAACCAGACAGAGAAGATAACTGTGGTTTGGATCCTTACGGTGAAACTTCTCCCGAAAACATCTTCAATCAAATCTCAAGAATAAGTGGATTATAATGTTCAACAATGCAAATGAGTTCTCGCTCTACATTGAACAGATTGTTAGAGATAAAAAAGTTCCTTACATGGATGCTATATTAGAATACTGTAAGGAAAACTATCTTGAACCATCTGATGTAACTAACTTTATCAATTCTAATTTAAAAGATAAGTTGGAGTTAGAATTCAGAGAATTAAATTATCTTCCTAAACAAGGAAAACTTGACGTCTAACGGATATGACAGTGAACGGTTTTAAAGCTTACAAATATTATATGGCAGTGAAACTACACTTCACAACGGACAAGTATAATGTTTTCGATACTGGAGGCAAGGTCAAGGGATCTGTTGATGCATTTAAGCGTAGATCTGATCGCTTCCATTTCGAAAACATAGCACATAAAATATCAGAAGATAAAAAGCTGATTCAATATTATGTGGCAAACTTTGCCTACGGAAATCCAGGAATGATTTGGGAGCAAGAAGAAGCTCAAAAGAATTATGTAACTTGGGTTAAACGTAGAGAAAGTATTGCATATATTTTCCGTGAAGATACAATGAAGATATTGGATCACTGCGAAAAGGAAAGACTGGATAAAAACAGACTGTATTCATTTGTTGGTGGTGATTATCCTGAGTTACTAAAACTCTACATTGGAAAGCACATAACGCTGGAAACAATGAGGATTTTAGATGACTTTGATAATTACCTCAACGAATGGAAACTAAACGATTCTTTGGCTTTGTTATGGGATGGTGAACGCAGAAGAATCGAGAAGTGTAAGCGGTTCGTAAAATATGACAAAGCTCGTATTGAACCGTTGTTTTTAAATTTTAAAAAGGAGTTAGATGTACTTTAGCCATGGGACGTACTTTTAAGAGAGAGACTTTTAATCGGTACGACGACTGGGACAATAAATTCTCAGAAAATCGTAAAGGTAAAAAGAGCATGAAAATCATAAATAAATATGTTGATGAGGATTATAATGAAGACAACATTGACTTTAATTATGAAGAAGAATATACTAAACAATACGACAATTAATAATACACTTTTATACGGAGACAAATATGGATATTAATACTTTACGAAATATGCGTAACAAAGACTTTGGTGAAATTGCCAAAGCTTTTGATAAGATCGCAACCCCCACCACTACAGAATCAAAGTCTTATGCAGACGAGCGGTTCTGGAAACTAGAACAAGATAAAGCAGGTAATGCTACCGCCACCATTCGATTTCTTCCAAGGGTTGAGGGTGATGAGTTACCATGGGTTAGAGTTTTTAAACACTCTTTCCAAGGTCCAACTGGACGCTGGTATATTGAGAACTCATTGACCACTTTTGGTGAGAAAGATCCTGTGGGCGAACTCAACAGCCGTCTGTGGAACTCTGGTTCAGAAGCTAACAAAGAATTGGCAAGAAAGCAGAAACGTAGACTTTCTTATATTGCTAATATTCTTATCGTTAACGATCCTAAACATCCAGAAAACGAGGGCAAGGTATTCTTGTTCCAGTTTGGTAAAAAGATCTTTGATAAGATTATGGACAAAGCTCGTCCAACCTTTGAGGATGAGAAGCCAGTTAATGTTTTTGATCTATGGGAAGGAGCTGACTTTAAGTTGCGTATGCGTAAGGTTGATGGATATGCAAACTACGATCAATCTCAGTTTAATGAGCCTTCAGCACTTTATAGTGGTGAAGAGCAGAAACTGCTAGAGGTTGTTGGTCAGCAATATAAACTTGCTGAGTTCTTGGATAGAGACAAATACTTCAAGTCTTTTGATCAATTATCTAAGAAGTTGTCTGATGTTTTGGGCGACGGTGAACCAATGCCATCTGCCTCAGATCTAGCTGAAGAAGATCGTCCTAGACCTAAAGCTGCAGTAACTGCTTCTGGAGATGATGACGACGGAATGTTATCATACTTTCAAAAGATAGCTGACGAAGACGAGTAAAAAGAAAGGGGAGCTTGGCTCCCCT